CAACACCTTAGATCCGGTACCGTGTCGTAACGGATGTCTCGTATTTCAAATGAAATTTATAAGTGTGTGACGCCTCTCTTGAAATTCGATCCCATTTTGAAAAAAAGGAATAAATAAATCAGTGGAAAATAATCGCCTGCGCCCTGGGGCTTCGTCAAATCAAAATAAAAGAAAAAGGATCTTTGACTTTAGGAAGTCGCGCATCGCTTATATTCAATGTAACACAACCGTTAGTTGTATTTTTATGCTTCATTCTTAACAGCAAAGTTAAAATGAGTTTTAAAATAACAGCGTCTATAGTAATATTATTTTATGTTAGTTTTATGCTAATAAATTTAAATATAAAAAAAGAATATAAATCTCTAAAACCTTCCCCAAATTGCAAGCATATGTCATTACAATGGTGGAACGACATTAAAAACAGCGGAATTATATATTGCATAACACTTATAACAATAATTTTGTTATTACTAAGACCATTTAGTCTTTCTATATTTATTGTTTCTTATCTTATAATAACGCTTTTTATATCATCTATTTTTTATAGTTGTGGAAATGCCAGCATGTGGTGCTGGCTCGTAGTACCATTTCCTATAATCTTGGGAATTTTTTATAAAGAATTTTTGATAAAATAAACAATTTTAGATACAAAATCTCATTCTTTGATTAGTACACCAATTATTAAATTAGAATAGGATCATTTGGGATAATTATATGTTTTTTATTTATAAAATTAATATATATTTTATATAAATGACACATCTTGATAAAGATCGTGAACATAAAAATTATATATTTTTTGGACACGGTTGGAGTATTCCAGGTTATATTGATTTAAATCCAGAGGATAATGTTCAAGTTATATGTTTACGTGATGAGAGATTATTTATGGAAAGTAGAGACTTTAAGATTATGCCATATATTAAAGGTGCAAAAAGTGTATCAGATTATTACAACTCTATTTTAGCATTTACAGAAAATACAGGAAATGAGATTTGTGTTTATTCTTCTACCACTTCTTCTCGCCGTGTACCTAATATGCTTTTGTCTACAGGTAAAATGAAGTTTTCAAGTGAATTAACTGGTTTTTATGATATAAAAGACTTCGAAGAACAAGTAGACACAATATCAGTTCAAACACTCCAAGAACTTTTAATTAAACTTGATAAAAATTTTACAATAGTAATTTTGGCTTGTAGAGGACCACTAAATGTACATGATATTAGCATTATGAAAGATGATAAAGGATATTTTATGAATGATGTTGATATATTAGCCTACATTAATAGAAATAATATACCAACTACTAGTGAATCAACAACTAAAGAAACAGAAAGTATATGTGAATCTTTTGCTAAATGGCTAGATTCTTATTCAGAAAATGATAAACAAAGAAGACGAAAGGAATATAATGACGAACAAGATAGACAAACACAAAGACAAATAGAATACAAAAAGCAAGAGAAAGAACAGGAGGAAGTAAAACCTTTAATACAATCATCAAACCGTTGGATACCATTTTTTATGAGAAATACAGATAAGAAACAAGAAAAAAATCTCGAATACAATGAATCTGATTACTTTAAAGGTGAATCTGATTACTTTAAACGTGAACTTGATTACTTTAAAGGTGAATCTGATTACTTTAAAGGTGAATCTGATTACTTTAAAGGTGATCCTGATTACTTTGAAGATGATCCTGATTACTTTGAAGATGATCCTAATTACTTTGAAGGTGATCCTGATTACTTTGAAGGTGAACCTGATTTTAGTGCTGAATGGAATGAACCTGAGTACTTTGAAGGTGAATTAGATATTATAGATAATGAAAGCGACCGAATTTAAACTTATATGCAATCGTATATAAGTTATGGAATAATAAAAATGAATTAGAATTTGAATTAAAGTATATTGATTAAATGGCAAAACTCCCCATTGATCTTGAAGAATCCACTAGCTGTTTCAATGATTATATTTTTTCAACTAACGAGATGAATCTTGCTAGCAAACAGATGGTATTAATGTATAATGAAGTTCATAAAAATATCAATGACCCAAATACATGGTATGAGAAAACTAAAAATAATTATGTTCGTGTTTACTTTAATCGTCCAATGAAAAAATCTTATCAAAAGAAAGTATTAGTAAAAATTTACCGTAATTGTGTATCAAAGGGTCTTATTAAAGTTGATAAGCAATTTGAAAGTTTTATTCGAGCAAAATCGATTAGATCTAATTCTGGTGTTGTTAATCTTACATTGGTTTTAGAATCAGGAAAATTTTCTTGTAAACATAATTGTTTTTATTGTCCAAATGACACAACAACTATTGTTCCAAAAATTTCAAACAAAGAACAGAAAGATCGATTTGTTAAAGTTGGAATATCTATTAAGAACCTTCAAAAAATGACTGACGAAGAACGCAAAAGTAAGTACGGAGAAGATTTTGAGTGGCATAAAGGAGTTTCTAGAAGCTATCTCCTCGGAGAACCGGCTGTCGATCGTGGAGCACAAAATGGATGGGATTGTGGTCTTCAATTTACAAATAGATGTGACCAGCTAGATGATATGGGTCACGATATTGATAAACTTGAAGTAATTTTTGAGGGAGGAACTGTAGATGCGTATCCAATCGAATATATAGAGAAATTTACTAGAGATTTATATTACAACGCTAATACGTATATGTCAGTTCATCGTGATCCTCTATCTATTGAAGATGAGATTTTGATTAACGAATCTTCTTCACATGGAGTTATCGGACTTACACTTGAAACTCGACCAGATTCTGTTTGTATGAAGAGTCTACAATTTTATCGTCGTCTTGGTGTTACACGTATGCAGATTGGTTGTCAATCTATTTTTGATAATATTCTTAATAATGTTAACAGAGATTGCACAACTAATTCAGCAATGCTTGCTAATAAACGTTTGAAAGTTAACGGTTTTAAAGTTGATAATCATTGGATGCCAGATCTTCCTGGATCAACTTTTGAAGTTGATATGTTAATGGCAAGATGGTTGTGTATGCAACCTATTGATTTTGAGTCTATCAGTAATGAATCTAAGACTATTATTGGAGATCAAGGTATGAAAATTCTACAAAGTAAGAACACCCATCTTCGTTCAAATCAATGGAAGTGGTATCCTACAATGGTTCTTCCATTCACTGAGATTAAGAAATGGCATGACAAAGCAAAGGAACTTGGTGCAACTAAAACTGATCTTAATCAAGGTATTTATGTTCCATATGGAACTGACATTGGTAAGGCTGAAGAATTAATAAAGTTTGTGACAACTCACTGTCCTTATGATATTAGAATCAATAGAATAGTTAGAGATTTTAGTAAGAAAGATATTACAGGTGGTGTTGATCGTCTTAGTATGCGTGGTGATATTACAAATGAAGTAAAATCGGAGGGAGGTTTAGAGACAGATATTCGTGCAAGAGAAGTTAAAGGTAAGTTTATTGATATTAAAGATTCAAAGATCTTTATAGATGAATATGAAGCATGTGATGGAACTGAATATTTTATAAGTCTAGAAAGTTCAAAACGTGATATTCTGTATGGATTTTGTCGACTTCGATTTAACGGAGGTGAAAATCCAAATCAGTTTGTATTCTTTGAATGTTTGAAACAACGCGAACCATCAAAGACTTATCCAAACGGAGTTCGTGTTGCGATGATTATCGAACTTCATGTTTACGGCAGTCTTATTGCGAAAGGTTTAGATAATGTAACATCTAAAACGCAACACTTAGGGATTGGTAAGTTTCTAATGTATATTGCTGAGTACATTTCAATCAATAAAGGTTATAATCGAATGTCTGTAATCTCAGGTATTGGCACTCGTAATTATTATCGAAAACTTGGTTACTATCTAGAAGAGACATACATGTTGAAAAGTTTGACCTATAAAAATATTCATTGCCCTCCTTTATGGATTAAGAAATCTCCTTGGCACTCTTCAAATAAATCTAAGTATGTCGCAGGTTTTTGCATTTTTGGACTTGCTTTATCCGTAATTATTGGTAGAAAATATTTCTTAAGTAGTTAATTATGAGTAATGAGTAGTATTACATTTGTTTTTGATTAGAAAAAAATATTTTATTAATATATTACTATATTAATAAAATATTATGAATTCAAAAAAATATTTTATTATTGGATGTATAATTTTAATATCAGTATTTGTAATTATATTGCTCTTAATTAAACATAAGCATAATTCTACTCCTAATCCTAAACCTAAGTACATACCGCTAAACAATAATACAATTAAAAAAAGTATACATAAATGTTTCGATCCTAGCTATGATGAAGATGTAATAAAGATATTATGTGATAATGAAGATACTTGTAAAGGCTATTATATTTCGTCGGACAAAACAAATTTCGAAGGTTTAACTTTTAATGATTGCGATAATACTAATTGCGCTGATCCAGAAACATGGAGTACTTACAAAACAAAAGTAGATAACTACACCACACCTCATGATAATCCTAAAGGTGCCTGTTGCGAAACAACTTTATACTTTACAAAAAAAGGTCTAGATGGTGAAGATACAATTCAAAAAATGTGTGATAAGCTTCCTGTTTGTAAAGGATATTATAAACACATTAATAAACCTTATTATGTTGCATCACCATCTGAAATAGTAAATGGTGATATTGATATTGATATTGGTAGTTGCGACGAAGATTCAGATGATGATATTACGAATGGTGAATTCCCTATTTTTATGAAAAAGAATACGTAAATAATATATGAGTCAGTTTATAATTTATCTTTTTGTTTTTTCCATTCTTTACTGATAGCTGTCATGCGTTCACTAGCGATAAGACCTTTATATTTACTTTTTTGGCTTTCATCTTGTACAAATTTCTGGTAAGAATTTAGAGGCTTTTCATTCTTTTTTTGGGGCGACTTTTGCTTTATTTCTGGTGGTGTTTCTTGTCGAACACGTGATTTTTTAGCAGGGCTTTTTTTGGAACAAGACATCTTTTTAAGACATTCTTCATATGCAACTTCGTATTTTCTCAAACGTGCAGATCTAGTCAAATGTTTTGGGCTTGACATTTTATTTTAACTAAATATATATTTTAGACCAATAAAATTATCTCTATTAGATTACTTTATTTATTTTATAAAATATACTTAAAGTAGTATATTAAAACTAATAAATGTCGAAGATAACTTCTTTAAATGATGTTCATCTATACAATGAATTGCTATCCTATTACGAAAAAAACAAGGATCGGCCTTGGCAGGAATGGCTTTCTTTCGACGCTGTATTTGATAAACCAGGAAAACAGGGAGTTGTAGGTTTACTAACACTTACAGAAAAAGATGAGAAAAAACAATACATATTCAAGATTTCGCAATATATTAATTATTTAATACAACACGAATCAACAGTGATGAAAGGTTTGAATGAATTATCTCCTTATTGTCCTCATTTTTGTAAATCTTTTGGTTCTATATTGTGCTCTACAGATCCTAGGTCAGGAAAAAAAGGTAACCCTTTTAACCTAAAATCGTCTCATCCTATTCAAAAAGAAGTTCTTCTTTGCGAATTTATAGACAAAAGTTGCAAGTTTTACAATTACATTAGAGCGGTAGACAGGATTAAAGAAGATGTGTTGTATTCCAGTATAAAACAAGTTTTGATGGCTATATCTATTGCTCAGAAAAAGAAAGAATTTGCTCATTATGACTTGCATTCTTTTAACGTTATGATGCGTAAATGTGATAAAGATATTGTATTTTTATATTCTCTGGATGCCGAAAATCAATTTGCTGTTCCTACTTATGGTCATTATCCAATAATCATCGACTTTGGATTTTCTTACATAAATAATATGAAAGATGGACCATTATGGCCAAGTATGGCTCACACATCTGTTGGATTTATGAGCGACAGATTTGACTGGGTGGCTGATCCAAAACTTTTTTTGGTAACAGTATCAGGTGAGATAAAAGATAAGAGAAATACTAAAAAATCTAAAAAACTGAGGAGAATAGTGAGAAATTTGTTTGATCCTCTAAATATTGACTGGAGTTCTGGATGGGATGAAGGAGAACAATACGGAGCTTCTGATTATGTTTCTAAAATGTTGGATGGTGAGAACCCAGGATCGTTACTGTTTGAGGATTATGGTCATTACTGTATTGATATTTTACAAACTCTTATTATTATTCCCATAGAAAAACAAAATACCACAGATATTAAAAAATCATATCGAGCATTAATAGAAGAGTTCTTAAAAATTGAGAATCAAATAGCTTCACCCTTTTACAATCTTTATATATTGAAAGGTATCACAGACGCTGCAAGATTCGTAATGGCTGCTTATATTCAAAAAAATACTAGACTTGATTCTATTCGAACTTTTAGGCATCGTGTTAGCGAAAAAGTAGCTGAGGTTGCTGGTTTCTGCAAGTTGGATAAAATTAATTTTGAAAAGCTTCTCTGTTCTATGTTAATTTTTTCGAGATGCATGGAGGGAGTTCTACATGACGTTATAAAATCTAGAATGTCGGAAAAAAATCGGGAATATAAAAAGCTTCCGTTAAAATCTGTTGAACAAATATATGCCAGTATAGAAGCAAACATTCCAGATGACTATGTTTATAATGAGAATACCCGTGTTTTTATCATAGATTCCCACAAAGAGGTATGTGAATTTTACAAAATTCCAAAGAATGAACTAGAAGTAGTCAATGAATTGCATCCGATGGCTCGTGGTACTTATATATATGACATATATACATCTGAAAAAGATTTACATAGTTAATACCAAAAATGGTATTAACATAATTAGGTTTTATTTATCAACTGAGACTTTTGTTTTTACGCGACGGAAGAGATAGAAATTTTATTTCTACAAAATATTTTTTAAAATAGAAAAAATTTTCGGAATCAGAAAGTCGAAAAAATAATAATTTTTGAAGCGAATCCTTTAGAATGAACTTCATCTCTCTCAAAAATTTGAAACTATTTCGTAAATTTAATATCACCTTGTTTTCAAATTAAATCAAAAAAGATTATATTTAGAAATATAATCTTTTTAATTTTAAACTACAGGAAAAATGGAAATCTCTAAACACATCAAGTAATCCTGATGTAAATGAGGAAACAAATGATGTGTTGGAATTTGCAATGGAAGTAATATCACAAAAAAGACAGGCAAACGAGATAGCAAATGGAATGAGACCAGAATTGTTTTATGGCTTCATTAGAGAGGTAGCAGCTGGTTGTTATCATGCAGATATGTAGCAAAAAAACAATTGTTAGTGTTTCTTAACTTTAAATGTTATACACTTATTTAAAAACGACACCAAAATAGAGTTTTGTTTTTACAATTTTGAATTTCATTTTTTTAACAAATCTAACAAATCAAATTGTTGACGACACATCGGGCAAGTTGGTTCTCCAGGACACTTTTTGATCCACTCCAACAGTATATTCGTACAAAAACTATGTGAACATTTTAATCTACTTGTATGATGGACTCCATTTTTATTTTTACCAGGTCTCAAACGAGTGTATGTAATTCCGCAAATACTGTTAGACCCCCATTTTTTACTCCACCAAGGTTTAGACATTTGTTTTACACAATTAACTTTTAAATAGACGATATGTGTACGAATAATTTAAGAAAATGTAAAAAGAAAATCTTATATATTATTAATTTTCAAAAATTATAATAATTTTCAGAATAAAAAATTGGAGGAAGAGAAATACTTTTTGAAATTATTTAGGAACTAAAATTCAAAAATGAGGATGATGAGAAAGACTTTTTGAAATTATTTAGGAATCAAATTTCAAAAAGTCGGAGGAGAAGTTTTAAAAAAGTAATTTTTAAAGTCTATCCATTTAAAAAAAGTTCAACACACACAATTTCTGTGTGTTGAAAATAAAAAATATTTTTAAGGTATTTTATGGTAAAATGAAGAATATGTAGTCATAATTAACTAAGTTAATTGTGATTAATTGTAATTAAAAATGATTAATTATTTAAGCAATAGAATTACTAATTAAATGGAGTGTGAATTTTGCAAAACTAAATTTAATAGTAAGTATGTTCTCAGTAATCATCAAAAAAGAGCTAAATATTGTATTGAAATACAAAAGAAAAACGGGATAAATAACGAAACTGAATTATTTAAGTGTCAAGATTGCGGTATTGAAATCGCAAAAAATTCAAAAGATAGACATTTATCTGTTTGTAAACATAAACTTATAAATCATATCAAAGATTTAGAACAAAAAATAATTGAGAAAGACTTACTTATTTTTGAACTCAAATCTGAACTAAAAATTTTTGAACTAAAATCTGAACTAAAAATTTATAAAAAATTATCTCATAGAACACAAGAATGTATTGAAGAAATAGCAAAACAACCTAGAAAAACCAAGACTACAAATATTCAAAATCTTAATGTTCTTAATCTAACCTCAGAAATAATTCAAAAGAAAGTAGAAGATCATTATAATGAAAATCATTTGCTTGAAGGGCAACCTGGTCTTGCTAAATTTTGTAATGATCATGTAATAAGAGATGATACAGGTAAGAGTATGATTACTATAGCAGATAGTTCTAGAGGAATATTAAAATATAAAGATACTAGTGGAGCAGTAATAACAGATTACAAAGGAGCAAAATTCATAAATATGATAAATAAGCCAATTCAAAGAAAGAGTAAAGATTTATTTATCGAAATAGGAAATAGATTTTATGAGATGGCAGCAGAAAAAGAATGTGATAGAATAGAGATAGAGAGGATACGATCAGAACAAGCTATAGATGGATTTCAGTCAATAAAAGATGTTGGAGATAATGCTACAGAGTTTCTAAAAGAGTTGATACGTATAATGTAAACTTAAATTATTACTTCTTATTTTTGTTCTTATTTTTTAACGACAAAATTAAATTGAATGCGCTGCTCATCCGAAAGATAATTAATAATATGATCATATGAAGATCGATTACAACCTAAGTCTCTAAGCTTTAAAGCTAAACCGAGTGTCATGATTTGAATATTTGGTGTTTCAGTTCCTAATTTTTTTACTAAAGATGTAGTTATTTCTCGTGCCATTCCAAAATCAATAATATAAAGTTTAGTACCTTTGTACATATAATTAAGCAAGTTAGCATCTCCATGAAATACACGAGCTTTATCTAATTTTTTATATATTGCAATGATTTGCTTTTGTTGTTGTTTTGTTACATTTCCTTCTTGTTCTTTTATTACATCGACAAGGTGCCTATCCATTTTTTCCATCACAATGTACTTTGACACTGTATCAAAATCAACAACGTTTGGTGAAGCTCCTAAATCAGCTGCTAGTTTTTGTAATTCTGCTTCTTTTATGAGGTTAGCAGAAGATTTTTGTTTTCGAAATGTTTTCATAGCGTATTCAGAACCATCTTTTGTAACAACTAAAAATGTAGTTCCTTCTTTTCCTTTTTCACCAAGTTGTTTGCATCTTTTATATTTATCAAGTTTTGATCTCTTATATTTTTCGTATTCCTTAAATGCTTCTGTCACCTGTTCAATTATACCAGCTTTTGTACGGTGAATTGGAAGACTCATACTTTGAGCAATTTGTTTTAGCTGTACATAAGTGTAATTCTCTAATTGAGAATAGTCCATTTATTTTAATACAAAACATCCTTAGATTAAAGAATTTTATTCCATATTTTTTGGAATAAAATTATGAGTTAAACAAGAATCTAATACCCCCCTAAAATCTAGTACACACGAATAGTTTATTTTTTAGAATTTCGCTCTTTAGAACCGTTTCTACCACCTTTCTTACCAACTTTATTATCACTATTTCTTTTCTTTGGCCATACATTATGTTCTTCAAAACACTTAAAAGAGCAAAAGCAAACTGTGTGAAATTGTTTTTTTACATAAATTTTTGATTTTAAACATTTCTTTTTATTTATCTTCTTTTTACAATATTGACATACAGAATCTTCTATTATAATAGTAGTACCTGGGGAATGAGCATTCGCATCATCTTCTGTACCCTTACGATACCATTTTTCACCTACTTTATAAATATCCAAACTGTTAAACATATCTATTGTGTATGTATCATCAACATCATACACTTTATATCTTACATTTGGTTCGGACTCTTTAAATGTAATTATTACGCCTGCCTTTGGAAGTGATGCTGTTTTATCAGCATTAGATCGTAACGCTATTATTTCTTTAGTCAGTTTACCTTTATCATCTTCATCTTCATCTTCATCTTCATCTTCATCTTCATCTTCGTGTTCGTCTTTAGAAACATCAGAATCACTGTCAAATAATTCACCAATTTCTTTAGAAGTTCCTTTAGAAGTTCTTGGTTTTAATTCATCTTCATCTTCTTCTTCTATTTCTTCTCCTTCTCCTTCTAAAGATTTACACTTTTCTCCTTCTCCTAATGTGTCGTTTTTGATTTCTTTTTCACATCCTAATATATTTGATTTGATCATATCTAGCAAACCAGGTGCGTGCTGACGTATTGGAGTCGGAGTCTTTGGTTTTTCTTGCAAAATGGATTCTATCACATCAGGCTCATCTAAATCAATACCTGTTCTATTAAATTTAGAATCATATAGTTGTCTGAATCTTTCTACAAAATCTTCGTCCAGAGGCTTTTTTGTTGTTGGATTTATCGGGATTCCTTCTTCACTATTAAGTTGTTCATATATATTTGATATAAGTAAACAATATACCTTTCCATCTTCTTTGTAATAAACAATGTGTTCATCTGGTACACCTTCTAAATCTTCATCACATGCGGATTTCCATTTCTTAACTTTGTATTGAGGAAGCTGTGCATATGGACGCATAGGAACTCTTTCGGTAGGATTATTTTTTTGATATATACTATCTGCTAATGTTTGAACAAAATTATTAACTTGATTGTCTATAATATTATTAATCTGATAAATATTTTTTTCTGTAGGGTCATCAAAAACTTCCGGAAGTTTTTCTTCTCTTGTAAGGGTTACTAGAATTTCTGGAATATAATATTCTTGCTTAATACGTTTAAAGAAGATACCATTATTATCTTTTAAATATACACCGATTTCAGCTATACGTGTTAATAAATCTCTATTGATTACAGAATTCTCCATCATTTTTTCAACAGCCCTTGTAATATATTGTCCATTTGGATCTTTATATTCTTCTACTTCAGGAGCTACAAAACTCAATATTTCAGCTAATCTATTTTTTGCAAACTTTTGTGTGCTTTCATCAATTTTTGATTTCAAGAAAAGAGATACTTTATCATGAGGATACATTTTTAAGTTTTTTATGTACTGTTTTTCTAGATTGAAAATGTCTTCATCTTGTATAATAAAATCCTGGTCTTTTGTAACATAAGCAATTTGCATACGCACTTTCTTTCCATTGATAGTTGCAACAACTGAATTTGAATCTTCATCACGTGTACGAAAACTACGACACATTAAATTGTGAAATGTTTTTTTAACACGATACCATTTCAATCCTTTGAATGGGTAAGATATATCTTTTTGTATATAATCAATGATTTCGTGTAAACTATCACCTAGTGCAGGTGTAATAATTGTAAAGTCTATATTTTTTAACCAAGGTACATCTCTTTGATCTTTAAAGCAACCATCATAAGGAGTAATTGTAACTCTTTTAGGTAATGTAAGCGGTTTCTTTATTTTTGGTTCAATTTTTTGCTCAATAATTTTTCCAATAAACTTTCCATCTGCACCCATTTCGTCGACTTCAATAACTTTTCTCTCTCCAGGCTTAAGTTGTTTTACTATTTTTTTT